GGCAATAAGGATGATCTTCATAATGCCATCCTGGCTGTCGGCCGCGGCGGCGCTAATCATGACGCCATCCGTCGTCATATTATCAAGCGGGCCAATGCCGCGGACATGAAGTGTGGCTACATGCTCCCGCCTAACTGGAGTCCAGACGGATCCCTGAAGCATTCGGATGTTGATGAATTCCTTGAGCACTTCGGGGTTAAGGGCATGCACTGGGGTCATCGTAGTTCGGACCCTGTTCGTCTTACGGCCAAAGCAAATATCCACGAAGCCAAGACGGCAGAACACGTTCGTCAGGCTAAGCACTTCGAAGCCCAGGCAATAGATCTTGAAAAACACGGCGTAAGATCAGAGCCATTCCGAAAAGTTTATGGCCAGAACGCCTGGTCTGAGAGCGATTTCAGGTTTTACGCCAAGACCGGAATGTCGAAGCCCCAAGCCGTCGCTCAGCTCCAGGTCGACCTGAATCATGGCCATAATTACCACACTGGAGCAGCCAATCATCATGCGAGGGTGGCTAAAAAGCTCCGGATCAAGGCCGCAGGAACAGTAACGCAGTCGGGAGTCGATCCGGAACTTGAGTCTGATGTCCTGCTTCATTTCGGCGTCAAGGGCATGCACTGGGGTCGTCGGAAAGATCAGAGCACGTCGTCAGCATCGTCTAAGCCTCGGTCTTCCTCTTCGGTGGATCATCAGCGATCAACCCGGATCAAGGCGAAAGCAGCAAAGGGCGGCGGCGTTCACGCGCTAAGTAACAAGGAGTTGCAAGACCTGGTTTCCCGGATGAACTTGGAGCAGCAATACTCCAAGCTTGAGACCGGTCCGACTTCGAAGGTTGCTAAAGGGCGGAAATTCGTCACTCAAACGACAACTGATACCAGGTCCGGCATCAATTTGTACAAGACGGGTAGAGAAGCAGCAAAGATCCTTGCGCCGTTCATCATCGCTGCAGGAGCGGCCGCGGCGGCTAATAAGGCTGGTGGACACGTCAAGTACTACCATCCATCTAATCGCCTAGCCATTACCGCTTAGGAAGGAGGATTGGCGGTGACATTGTCTAACACGGCAACGCCGAAGTATTATGGCGCTTTCCGTGATGCTGTGCTCCGGGGAGAAATTCCGGTTTGCCGGGAGATTTCCCTCGAGATGAACCGCATAGATGAGCTCATCGCCAATCCGGCCTTCTATTACGATGATGCGGCTATCGACGGGTTCGTCCTTTACTGCGAGAACGAGCTTACCCTAACCGACGGAAGCGATTTCCGTCTTCTGGATAGCTTCAAGCTATGGGCAGAATCCTTGCTCGCGTGGTTCTATTTCGTTGAGCGAAGCGTTTACGTTCCCGACCCCGATGCACACGGTGGAAAGTACGTCAGGAAGCGCATAAAGAAGCGCTTGCGGAACAAGCAGTACCTGATCGTAGCTCGCGGGTCAGCAAAGTCGATGTACGTGATGTGCATCCAGGCGTATTTCCTGAATGTCGACACGTCTACGACCCACCAGATCACCACCGCTCCGACAATGCGCCAGGCGGAAGAGGTGATGTCGCCATTCCGGACCGCCATTACGCGCGCACGCGGACCACTGTTCAAGTTCCTGACTGAAGGATCCCTGCAGAACACCACGGGTTCGAAGGCTAAGCGCGTTAAGCTGGCCTCGACCAAGATCGGGATCCAGAACTTCCTAACAGGCTCGCTGCTGGAAATTCGCCCGATGGCGATTAACAAGCTGCAGGGTCTCAGGGCCAAAATAGCCAGCGTTGACGAATGGCTATCCGGCGATGTCAGGGAAGACGTGATCGGGGCCATCGAGCAAGGGGCTTCAAAGCTTCCTGATTACATCATCGTAGCTGTTAGCTCTGAAGGAACCGTCCGGAACGGCTCGGGCGACACGATCAAAATAGAGCTCGCAGATATTCTTCGCGGTGATTACATCAATCCGCACGTATCTATCTGGCATTACAAGCTTGACAGTCTCGACGAGGTGCCTAACCCCGAGATGTGGCCTAAGGCTAATCCGAACATCGGCATGACGGTTTCATATGAGACTTATCAGCTGGACGTTGAACGGGCAGAGAACGCGCCTGCTTCCCGGAACGACATACTAGCCAAGCGTTTCGGGATTCCGATGGAAGGCTTCACCTACTTCTTCACTTACGACGATACCATTCCTCATCGTCGTCGTGAGTTCTGGAAGATGGGCTGTGCGATGGGCGCCGACCTATCCCAGGGTGATGACTTCTGCGCATTCACGTTCCTATTCCCGATCAGGGATGGACGTTTCGGAATCAAGACGAGAAGTTATATCTCGAGCCTGACGATGAGCAAGATTCCCGGAGCCATGCGCCAGAAGTATGACGAGTTCATCCAAGAAGGAAGCCTCCATGTCATGGATGGCGCAGTTCTTGACTTGATGGTGATCTACGAAGACCTGATTCAGTTCGTCGAGCAGAATGAGTACGACGTAAGGGCGTTCGGATTCGACCCGTATAACGCCAAGGAGTTCGTAACTCGCTGGGAACAGGAAAACGGACCTTACGGGATCGAGAAGGTGATCCAGGGGGCCAGGACAGAGTCGGTTCCTCTCGGCGAACTTAAATCCCTGGCCGAAGAGCGTCTTCTGGAATTCGATGAGCTCCTCATGCAGTTCGCGATGGGAAACGCCATCACGATGGAAGACACGAACGGCAACCGAAAGCTTCTGAAGAAGCATCGTGATGCAAAGATAGACAACGTTGCTGCACTTCTTGATGCATGGGTCGCGTATAAACTACACAAGGAAGACTTCGAGTGACGCGATGAGTGAAAATGTAGACGAATTTCTGGCTCATTATGGAGTCCCAGGTATGCACTGGGGACACCGTAAGTCCGGGGCAACTTCAACACCCAAGCCAACAACTCAACAGATCACAGAAGCTAGGGCCAGGCAGTCTGTTCGAAAGGCTGCTTACAAGTCGGCCAAGTCTGGTGGGAACGCAACATCGACGGCCAAGGCTGCGAACGCGTTCATGAAGAGTCCCGATCGCGTGGTTGCAGCGCACATGACCAAGGGTGAGAAGATCGCAACAGCGCTCCTTGGCGGTGGCCTGTCAGGAATCAGAGCCAGCAACGCGTCGCATTTGAGTAACGGGAAGGTCGCAGCCGATTACGTGCTAAACTCCTATCTCGGAGTCGCATCGATCCCCGTCCAAAAGCACCGAGTTAACAAGATCCAAATTCAGCAGCAATCTTAATCTCGACTAACCGGAAGGAGGTGAGGGATGGGCTGGGGCGGTAAGCTACTCTCGAGCCTCAAACATGGCTGGAACGCGTTCGCGCCCGCGGGACAGCTTCAACTAATCCAGGCTCCGGGTCCTGGCTACAGTCGCCGGCCAGATCGAGCAAGGCTGAATTTCTCCAATGAGAAGTCAATCATATCCTCGATCTACACAAGGCTTAGCATTGACATCGCGGCGGTCAATATTCGTCACGTGCGACTGGATAGTAACGGTCGTTACACCGATGACATGCCTAGTAGTCTCAATGACTGTCTTCAGGTTCAACCGAACACCGACCAAGGGCCTTCGTCTTTTCGTCAGGACATAGTTCTAACCCTCTTCGACAAGGGATCTGTAGCAATTGTTCCGGTGGACACGACTTTCGATCCGCTGATCACCGGCGGATACGATATTCAGTCCATGCGAGTTGGCGAGATCGTTCAATGGAAGCCTCAGCACGTTCAGGTTCGATTGTACGACGAAAGAGATGGCGTTAAGAAAGACGTCTGGGTAGCTAAATCGTTTGTCGCTATCGTCGAGAATCCGATGTATAGCGTCATGAACGAAGTTAACTCTACTCTTCAGCGACTAATCAGGAAACTAAACCTTCTTGACGCCATTGACGAACAGAGCGGATCGGGGAAACTCGACATCATCGTCCAGCTTCCATACACGGTTCGAAGTGAAACCAGGAAGCTACAGGCCGAGGAACGACGAAAGGCGATCGAGCTCCAGCTCCATGGCGCGCAGTATGGTGTTGCTTATGTCGACGCTACAGAGAAGATCACTCAGCTTAACAGGCCTGTTACTAACAACCTGCTGGATCAGATTCAGATGCTGACTGAGATGCTCTACGGACAGCTTGGGCTTACCACTGAAGTGATTAACGGGACGGCTAATGAGGCCACGATGATGGCCTATTATGCTCGTTCAATCGAGCCAGTTCTTACGGCAATCACAGAGGCGATGCGGCGTACTTTCCTCACCAAGACTGGAAGATCTCAAGGGCAATCTGTAATCTACCTTAGAGATGCATTCAAGTTGGTTCCTGTTTCCGCCTTGGCGGAGATGGCGGATAAGCTAGTGAGGAACACGATCCTCAGTCCTAACGAATTCAGAGGAATCATAGGTTACAAGCCGAACCCGGATCCGAAGTCGGACCAGCTGATTAACCCGAACATACCGTTGTTCAAGCAAGTACCAACGCAACCGGGTCAGCAACCGCAACAACTAGGCGATATACCAGATTCGCCACAGCAAGTAGACCAAACACCTCAGGGAGGCGGTCAAAATGGTACCTGACTTCGGTGGGTACGTCACTAGGTATGGCGTGAAGTGCTCTGATGGCAGGACCATCTTGGCTCATGCGTTCCAGCCCCAAGACGGACATCGGATTCCGCTGGTTTACCAGCACCAGCACAAGGAAATCGATAACGTGCTGGGTCATCTGCTCCTCGAGCACCGTAATGACGGTGTTTACGCGAAGGGTTTCTTCAACAACACGCCGAAGGCGTTGCTGGCGAAGGAGCAGGTCCAGCATAAGGACCTCACGAACCTTTCGATTTACGCTCATCAACTCGTTCAGCACGGCATGAATGTCAAGTCCGGAAAGATTGGTGAGGGAAGCCTCGTTCTTTCTGGCGCGAATCCCGGTGCTTACATTGACGATGTTTACATCTCTCACGGCGACGGTGATGATCCGACTCCTTCCGGCGTCGAAGTGATCATCTATACGGATGTCAACATCGAGCCAACCATTGCGCTCGAACATTCGGCGACACCTGTCACATCCGATCCACCGCAACCGCAGGCTCCTGCCGTCGATCCGATCGTTGAGCCGATCGTTGAGCCTCCAGCTCCTCCTGCAGTCCCCGACCCGGCCCTCGTTCACGCCACTACACCCACAAGGACGACAACCATGCCGCCTGCCGTTGCCCCTGACCGGTCAATTGCCGACATCTTCAACGAATTCACCGATGAGCAGAAGACCGCCGTCTACGCCATGATCGGTTCCGCGCTCGACCACAGCGGCATTAAGGAGGGGGACCCAGTGTCTCGTAACGTGTTCGACCAGACGGACGACGCCCCGGCCGGGCTGACCCTGACGCATGCTGACGTCAAGTCCATCATGAAGGACGGCGAGCGGATCGGATCGCTGAAGGAAGCGGCAAAGAGCTACGCGCTGCAGCACAACATCGACAGCGTCGACTTGCTGTTCCCGGAAGCCCGTCTCCTGCAGGACCAGCCCGACTTCCAGAAGCGCCGGACCGAGTGGGTGAACGGTGTCCTGAACAACACCCGGAAGTCGCCCTTCACCCGCATCAAGACCATCCTGGCTGACATCACCGTCGCCGACGCCCGTGCGAAGGGCTACATCAAGGGCAACATGAAGGAGGAGGAGTTCTTCGGCGTCACCAAGCGCACGACGACTCCGACCACCGTATATAAGAAGCAGAAGCTGGACCGGGACGACGTTCTGGATATTACTGATTTCGATGTCATCACCTGGATGAAGGGTGAGATGCGAATCATGCTCGACGAGGAAATCGCTCGCGCGATCCTCATCGGCGATGGTCGCTCGATCTCGGACCAGGACAAGGTCAAGGACCCGGCTGGGGCGTCTGACGGTGCCGGCATTCGGTCGATCCTGAACGATCACCACATGTACGTCACCCAGGTGTACGTCAACGTGGACGACGCCAACTCCACGGCCGACGAGATGGTCGACGGCGTCGTCAAGGGCATGCCGTTCTACCGCGGCACCGGCATGCCGGTCTTCTACACCACGCTCCCGACCCTCACCAAGCTGCTCCTCGCGAAGGACACGCTCGGCCGGCGCCTGTACAAGGACAAGGCAGAGCTTGCCGCGGCCATGATGGTCAGCGACATCGTGACCGTCGAGCCGATGGAGGAGCTCACCACCCTGATCGGCATCGTCGTCAACCTGCAGGACTACGTGATCGGCACCGACGCCGGCGGCGAAGTCAACATGTTCGACAACTTCGACATCGACTTCAACGCTCTCAAGTACCTGATCGAGACGCGCTGTTCCGGCGCCCTGGTCAAGTTCAAGGCGGCCCTGGTGATCAACAAGACCACGGGTACCAACACCCTGGTCGACCCGATCACGGCTCCGACGATGGACACCTCGACCTACATCGTCACCATCCCGACGCAGACCGGCGTGACTTACAAGAACGCGGACACGGGCGCCACCATCACCGGCGCGCAGGCCGCGCTCACGGCTGGCGGAAGCCTCACGGTCAAC